CGTCCTGAATTTCCACCGAGCGTCCGCTATCGAGCGTGATTTTGCTCATGGTGTTTCCTTTAGGTTGGTTATCAAAAATACGGGCTTGCCGCCCTGCTCGTGCTGCCCCTGCGGGCAAAAGCGCCGCATGGTTAATCCGGATGTTTCGTTGTACATAATCGTATTGGGTGCCGTCATCTAGCGTCCCGGGCGCGTGTTCGTATTCAGCGGTATAACCGGCAGATAGCTCCACATACCCGCGCTCCTCAATCATTTTGATGGCGTCAGCATCTTTAACGACCAGGTCAGCGGTGACAAAATCACCATCCTGGCGCCCAGACCCCTTGATGAACCCAACGGAGGTTTTTTTGTAATTGGCAGCATTGACCAATTCGCCCGGGTGGGTCACGGTAATGTCCGCTCCACCGAAGCTATCTAGCGAGTCAGCGGCAAACACTTCTTCAGGCGGCCGGTAAACCGTAACTGAGTCCCTAGGGTCGCCATCAAGGCCAAGTTCGCTTCGCAAGTACTTTTGCGTACCGGTCTTGGATACACGCCCTGGCACATGCAAAAAGCCCGCAGTATCGTACGTGCGGGCTGTGGTTTTGAATGTTGCTTTATCTTGGATAAATAATTTCATGTTTTCTTTTCAGCCTCCTTCTTCTTGGCTTCCTGGTATTTGGCTACGACAGAGTTACGGACTGGCCTACTTCCGCACCGGCACTGGTAATCAGATCCAGGTTGGATTTTCTCTCCACGCTCATTGGTTGGCAGATCATCCCAGCGGAATACGCCAGGCCCAAACCCAACATCCATTTTGGCTATCTTTGAATGGCTTTCGCGTACCCGCTCATCATCAGCATCAAGCCAACGAAAATATTCGTAACCCGCATCAATTTGGCGCTGCTTGGTCAGCTCACCGTTAACCTTGGTTGTCTGGTCCCGAGCAATGAACTTTGCCCTACGTTGGGTAATGCCGTAGTCAGCTTCAAGCTGCTTGGCTATCTCCCTTGGCAACAAACCAATGCGCATGCTTGAAAACACCGTATTGGACACATTATTCAAATACTGCTGCGGAATGGACTTGATCAGGTTGGCATTTTGAATGGCCGATGCCTGCATGATGCTTTTAATGCCAGGGGAGTTCTGCAAAACATTAATGCCGAACGAACGGCGTTGTTTCTTATCAATACCCTTAAGTGCCGTGACAACAAAGTTCTTGGCCAGTTGATTGGCTGTATCCCTGAATGGCTCTGATTCCCACTTTTTAAGCAGGATATCAATAACGGACTGGATGGCAATGCCCCAGTTATCATCCTCATCAAAAGCCAAACCAAACCGGCTGTCGATATCTTTTTTTACAGCATTGATGATGCGTTGCAGGATCTGGTTATATTCAATTTCAGAACGTGAACTGCTCATTATTACCACCCACCGGTTCAACAGCGCCCAGGCTCAAATCCTCCGTTTCTTCAATACGCTCAATCATTTCATCGTCGTATTGATAGACTTCCTCGGACTGCAAGCGGCGCATGACCTGAGATCTACCGATAACGCCCGCATCCAGCAAAATAACGTCTGTTTCGGCCTCTACTTTGTTAGCCTGGGCTTCTTGCAAGCGGTCTGGTTGCGTTAAGCGGTTCCAGTCGTAGTTGTAATCATCGGGCATGTGACCCAATGCGCTACGCACCATGATCTCATCAAGCTTTGCCATTGGCTTATCTAGCTGGCTCGTTTGCTGGCTACGGATGCTGTCGTAGTAATTTTTTAAATCGCCCTCACCAGTTGCATTCAAGCCCTTGGCAGCTGTGCCGAATAAACGGGTTGCCGGAATATCCGCCGCCCCCGCAATCCATACCATGAAGTTTTCAAGGACGGGAGCCACGCCGGATAGGTTCAATGTCAACCGGTCCAGCTTCTCATCGCCATCCAGCAACGCCGTGTTGATGATAGATTTCATCTGGTCAAATAGCGTGTATCTGGAAATGATTGCCGCTTCCTGATCTGTCGATAGTTCTTCAGACAGGCCTTCCCTGGTAATCACGTCAATGTTAGCCGACTGCATCAATTCAGCAATTCCGCCCTTTGCAGAAGCGGTATCTTTGATGTCCTGTAGGCACTTGCGCAAGATTGAATCACCCCATCCCTGCATTAGCACGCGCTGCCTGCGGGGTAATTTCTCCCCCACAAACCGAATAAAGTGCGTCCAGTGAATCCGTTGGCTGCCCTGATAGAGAGTATAAAACTCAGGCTGAAGATAGTTCTCGGCCAGCACATCCCAGTTATTGATCGAATGAGAAATTAAATCCCACCGGTCAAATACAAGCAAGCGCTGAACCTCGCCCTTTTTGATCAGATCAGGCCGAAATGGCTTTTCAAAATCTTGGTTTGACATCGGCAGAACTGCTGCCCCGCCGTACAGGCGAGACCATGACAGGCTTTCGTTCACGCATGACTGCAAATCAAGCCGATCTTCCTCTTGCCGAATCTCATCGGCATCCTGGCACTTGATGGTTCGCCATTCCCGGGTCATGTCATTTGCTGGAATATCGACAATCTGCCGAGCAATCCAATCAGTTGAATAAGCCGCTTCAAGTTCGCGATATCCAAATGGATTATCGAACACGTAGCGACCGTGATCCCGTTTTCCCTTTCCGGTACCAAGGCCGGACATGATATTAACGAGCCCGTCTGTACTTAATTTATATCTTGGTTTCATAACATATCCGAAATTGAAACACGGCTTGGGCTATAAGCCATCACTAAAGCATCGGCCAAGTTTGGTGATTTGACGCCATCCGGCGCTTTATCAACAATCACCTTTCCTGTGGCGCTCTTGCTAAAAGTAGGTTGAGATAGCTCAGATGTAAGTCTTGTTAATGAACCCATAGAGCCACTTAATGAGATAAGCTCGTCCTCGTTATATGGCAGGCCTTTGATTGCACGATAAGTGTTTTGAAACTTCATCCGAAGCAACCACCATGCCTGGGCTTTTCTATTGGCAAAAAAATCTTTGTTCGTAATGCGCTTTCCGCCAGCGTCGGTAATAAATGACTTGTCTGGCTGATAAGGTGTTTCGCCACCCATGAATGCATTAAATCCAATGACCGAAAACCCACCCTTGCGACGATCTTGGTTAATGCGCTTAGCATCACCGCGTACGCCCGCACCAACTCCACTTGCGTCATAGATAACAGAATCACATTCATGATCATTGGCCAAAGCAAAGGCTTTTTCTACGCTCTCGTAAATGTCGGAGCCTTTGCCGCTCCAATCATCGCTGTAGGTGGTTAATATCCCGTGCCTAGCCACAAACGCATTTTTATCTTTGCCCTCGTCAGCAACGTCAAGTGCGCCATTTTTACGACCGCTTGGCTCAATACCTAGTTTTATATGAGCATCAATCGATGCTTGTACCCATGCGCTAGGTATTAAAATTCCCTCAACCGACGCTTGATAATCAATATCAATCTCTTGAGCAACCGTAACCGGGTCTAAAATCTCAACCTGTTTTTGATACCAAGCATCATCTTTTCGCGGGTCATCGCGCCAGTGAAAAGTAAAGACAGGTATTTTTCCACTATGCCTGCGCTCAGCAAATGAGTTTGCCATGCCGTTAGGCGTTGAAACGTCTTGCCTGCAATTGGTGGTGGCTGACAATGACGCGTCAATCAGCTTAGGGCGCTCCAAGAACGCCGATTCATCAACAATATAAAAAGAAGCGCGATCACCACGACCAATACCATCACCAGCCTCACCGGCCATCACTGACTCGGTATCAGGAAACATGATGCGCATGTGTGGTGCATGCTTTTTTATATCCCATGAGCCCCTGAACTCAGCGGGCAACAAGGATACAAAGTTCCTTACTTTGTCGAAGAGCGACTTTGGGGAGCCTATCTTATCGACATATTCTTCTTTTCTTGATCCGAACCCAGCAATCACGCCTTTGTTAAACAGGCAAATACTGGATGCCATAGCGATAGTTAGCCATGACATGCCCATATCGCGCGTTTTTTCGGTTATTCCTGGCTCGCTGTTCTTCCATCGTTCAACAAACCATTCAATCCATTCTTCTTGCCTTGGAAACAATAAAAACGGAATCCTTGACGGAAGGCCTCGCTCAACATTTCGAGGATCTACCGTCATTCCCCAGTCAATAATGAACTGAGCAGGGTTATCCTGATAAAATCGCTTTAGAACACCAAGCTGTTCGGGATC